TCCAAGGCAACATTCCAAGAAGGATTATCGCCAAAGAAACATGAATATCCACGGGCCCAAGATCGGACCCGACCAGTCCAAAGATCCCAAGGTACTTGATATGGGTACAAGTTTAAGCAAAGAGCTACATATCGTTGGAGTTGAATAACCAAATCTCCGTTTTTGGCCCAGCCAAAACCAGCTTCGATTTTTTCTAAATTGCCGGCAGCAAGGTTTAATGTCTTACCAAGGGACGGAATGTACCGAGGAATTATCCTATGCGACAAAAAGACAACATCGTTAATTGGAGTTGAGAAACGGGAAGGGGACTCAATAACGTATCCACGAGTCCTAAGGAAGGTAGCCATCTTAACCTGGTCAAAAAAAAGGTAAAGCAGCATCGCGAACAGTATAAAGACCATCATCAGAATTATGGTGAACCATAAGATACCGTGAGAAATGATGGGGTGTTTGCAAGTGAGGTGGAGCTAATTCAAACCAAGAATCCAAAGCAGCAGAGAGCAACAACAAAGAGTTGTCATGAGCGGTATTGAAACCACCGCTCCTCTCGCCACAAATCTGGAGAATAAGACCACAAACAGTAACAAAACCACACCAAGACGTATCATAAAGGGCATCAACCAAAGAATGAAGAGATGAATCAATTGTCTGTTTACGAAACGCCCGGACTACGGCAGCATAGCCGAGATTAATCCGGTTGTCATGCCAGGCACCATCGGTACCAAAATGGTAATTACCAAAATGGCGGTGCCGAGCATACAAATCCAAAAATTGCCAGGAAGGAACTCCAATACCTATTGTTGAGGGGTGTTGCAAAAGTGAATCTACTAAAACATCATTCTGGTGTCCAAAAACATGCTGCGAAAGTAATAAATGAAGCAAAGGAGAAGACATAAAAACTCGAGTCTTCATAGCATCAATCTTAACTTTCTGAACAATCTCATCTTTAAGAGTCGCAGAGAAAACAATATTAGGTAAGTTGCCAGAAAGGCAAGACTTAAATTGATCCTCAATAGACTCAAAAATCTGGCTGATAACAGCACGTTTATCTTTGAATTTATAAAACAAAGGGTATCCAGGTGATTTAGTAAGATCCAACGAATCAACACACTCCTGAAAAGAATAGGATTGAAAAGAAGG